TGCCGGAGGAGCTGACGGGCGACGCCAGCTTGCAGCAGATCAAGACCGTGCAGGACTTGGCCAAGGGCTACGTCAACGCGCAGAAGCTCGTCGGGGCGGACAAGATCGCCCTGCCGGGCGCCAATGCCGATGACGAAGCCTGGGGCGCCTTCCACTCCAAGCTCGGACGCCCGGATGACGTTGCCGGGTACGAGTTCACGCCCGCCAAGGAGGACGCCCACTTCAAGCCGGACGAGGGTCTCGTCAAGGGCTTCTCGGAGGTGGCCCACAAGTTCGGCCTCTCCCAGAAGCAGGCGGCGGGTCTCTACGACTGGTACTCGGGGTCCGGCGAGGAGCAGATGTCCACGATCGAGGGCGCTATGAGCGAAAAGCGCGAGGTCGCCGAGAAGGCCCTGCGCACCGAATTTGGCACCGCCTTCGAGGAGAAGGTCAAGCTGTCGCAGGCTGCCGTGCGCGAGCTGGGCGGCGAGGAACTCCAGGCGTTTATGAACGAGACGCGCTTGGGCGACAGCGTTCCGCTCATCAAGGCGTTCGCCAAAATGGGCGCCATGATGGTGGAGGACCGACTTGAAGGCGCCGGCGGCGTGCGCTTCGGGACTGGCAAGGCGGAAGCCCTAGCCGAGCTTGAGACGCTCAAGGGCAACGCCGAGCACGTCAAAGCCTATATCACCGCTGACCATCCGGGCCACAAGGCGGCGTTCGACAAGCAGACCAAGCTCATGGAGCTGGCATACGGGCTGGAGCCCGTGCTGGTGCAGGCGAGCGCCTCGGTCGCGCAAGGGTAACGCATGGCCTACTCCGACCCCAATCCGGTCAGGCTCGGCAAGACGCTCGGCAGCACGGACGCCTTCGGGCGTCTCCGCGTCAGCAACTCTGTCACGCTCTTTGATAGCACGTTGCAGTACGATGTCCAGCCGCTCTTGTGGAACACTGATCTGGTTGGGGCCGGCGCAGTCACGCACCTCCCGAACGAGAGTTCCGCTGCGCTCGCGTGCGGCACGGCCAGCGGAGATAAGGTCACGCGCCAGACGCGCGAATATCTGCGCTATCAGCCGGGCAAGTCCAAACTGGTGCGCATGACGTTCGCGATGGGCGCAGGCAAGGCGAACGTGACGCAACGGGCCGGGATGTTCGACGCCAACAATGGCATCCTCCTGGAGCTGGCCGGAACGGCGCTGAACGTCACCCTTCGCTCGAAGGTTACGGGCTCGGTTGTGAACGATGCGATCGCGCAGGCCGACTGGAACATCGACAAGTTCGACGGCAAGGGGATTTCCGGCATCACGCTGGACATAACCAAGAGCCAAATCCTCACATTCGACCTGGAGTGGCTCGGCGTCGGTGACGTGACGATAGGCTTCACGTTTGGGCGCGTGTTCTTCCCCTGCCACGTCTTCAAGATGGAGAACATACTCACGACCGCCTATATGACGACGGCCAACCTGCCGCTGCGCTACGAGATCGAGAACACGGACACAGCCGCGACCGGCACCACCCTACGTCAGATTTGCAGCGAAGTTTCCTCCGAGGGCGGCATTGAGATCGAGCGCGCCTTCCCGTTCTCCGCGAGCACCGGCGTTGCGGGCCGCGTCACCGTGGGCACGACTGAACTCCCACTCATCTCTATCCGCCCGGCGGCGGCCTTCAACTCCATCACGAACCAGATGCTGTTCCGCGAGTTCGCCGCATCCGTGTCGGCGCAGACGAAGGACATCCACTTCCGTATCCGGCACAACGCTACGCTCACGGGCGCGAGCTTTGCCGCCGTGGATGGCTCAAGCGGCATGGAGGCAGACACGACCGCCACCGCGACCACAAGTGGCACCATCCACGACGAACTCACGATTGTCGGCACGGGCGGCGGCGGCAAGGGCTCCGGCTCAGACTTTGGCGCGCTCGGCAAGCTCCCGTTTGGCTTCGACATCGACGGCACCAACCCCGACATCTTGACCATCACGGGGCAGGCCCAGGCTGCCGGCGGCATCGCCACGGCCACGCTGAATTGGCGCGAAATCCGCTAGGGGTTGACAAACCGCGCGCGGGCGCCATCTCCAAGCCAAGGCGCATTGCGGGTAGCTGAAGGGTCCGCGTAGTCGCCCACGAAATCCCAGACAGCCCGCAAGGGTCTGGTCGGCAGCCGGAAAGACGGCATCGGCGTCCCAGTAGGGGTAGCGCATCTTCGCAACCCAAATTGGAGGGACAAAATGTCCGACCAAATCACCACTGCATTTGTGCAGCAGTACACGCAGGGGATCACGTTGCTCTCGCAGCAGCAGGGTTCCGTTCTGCGTGCCCATGTGCGGGTCGAGATGATTAAGGGCAAGCAAGCCTTCTTCGATCAGCTCTCCAAGACCGCCGCCGTTCGGCCCACCGACCGCCACGGCGACAGCCCGCTCGTCAACACCCCCCACGCGCGTCGGCGCGTAGTCACCACTCCCATCGAGGTAGGCGATCTGGTCGACGACTTCGACAAGATTCGCATCCTCAACGACCCCACCAGCGCCTATACCGTGAGCATGGCGATGGCGATCGGTCGCGAGATCGACACGATCATCATCGAAAACCTGTTCGCGGATGCGCAGACCGGGGAGACCGGCGGCACGACCACCTCCTTCCCTGGTGGCAACCAGATTGCAGCGGGCGCTGCTGACCTCACGGTTGCCAAGCTCCGCGCCGGCGTGAAGAAGCTCCGGCAGAACATCACCCACATGCCGATTGAGCCGGTGACGATCGCCGTTACCATGAGCCAGCTCGACAACATGCTGGGCGAGACCGAAGTGACTTCGAGCGATTTCAACATCGTCAAGGCGCTCGTGCAGGGCGACGTGGACACCTTCATCGGTGCGCGCTTCGTCCAGACCGAACTGCTCGCTGTCGATGGCTCGGCTGACCGACGCTGCCCGCTGTGGGCGAAGTCCGGGATGCTCCTGGCGCTCGGCATGAACCCCAAGGGACGAATTGCCGAACGTTCCGACAAGCGCTTTTCGACGTATGTCTACTACTCTGCCGATGCGGGCGCGACCCGTATGGAAGAGGAGAAGATGGTCGAAATCAAGTGCACCGAAGCCTAAGGGGGACAGCAAATGGCTGAACTACTCTCCGCCCAATACACGAAGCATGACGCTACGCCTCGTGTTATGGTCGACCCCACCGACGCCACTGGTCGCGTGCGAATTGCGCGCTTCTCGTGGACGGCGCTCTCCCCGGTGGAGAACGATACGGTCAAGATGGCGCGCATCCCCAAGGGTGCTCGACTTCTGACTGGCCATATCGCCTTCGGGGCGCACTCCAACTCGGTCACGTTCGACATCGGCGACGGCACAACCGTTGACAAGTACGCCAACGGCATCGCCATGAACGGCGCGGGCGAAAGCTCGTTCCTCAACACGCAGGCGCTCAACACTCACCAGAAGTTGACCGCCGAAACCACCATCGAGGGCATTTGGCTCGTTGGCGATCCCGACAACAGCATCGAAGTCGAGGGTTATATCCTCTACGTGGTGGACTGACCAATGGCTGAGCTACTCTCGGCGCAATATACCAAACACGACGCGACGCCGCGCGTCATGGTTGACCCTACGGACGCTACCGGACGGGTTCGAGTTGCTCGGTTCTCGTGGACGGCTCTGGCGCCGGCGCAGAACGACACCGTTAAGATGTGTCGGCTGCCCAAGGGTGCTCGGCTCATCACGGGCCACTTCGCCTTTGGCGCTCACGGCGGCTCGGTCACGTTCGACATCGGGATTACTGGCGACACCGACAAGTACGCCAGTGCGGTTGACATATCCAGCGCGGGGGAGAGTTCCTTCCTCAACACCCAAGCGTTGAATACCCACCAGAAGCTCACGGCGGAGACGCCCGTGTTGGGCTTGTGGGAGGGTGCCAACCCGACCGATAGCATCGAAGTCGAAGGCTACATCCTCTACGTAGTGGATTGAGTCGATGGCTGCCGAGACCGACATCATCAACGCCGGTCTCATCCTGCTTGGCGAGCTGCCGATCGTGTCCACGTCGGACAATCGAAAGGCAGCTCGCCTCTCAGGCTCCCGTTATCCACAAATTCGCGATGCCGTCCTGCGCGCCCACCCTTGGAACTGTGCCACCAAGCGCGCGACCGAGAGTGCTGCAGCCTCGCCTGCCCCAGCTTGGGGCTGGACGAACGCCTTCAACATGCCGGCGGATTTCCTACGGCTGATCCGCCTGCGGGACCATAGGCAGGATTACGCATACGAGAATAAGCAAATCCTCGTCGACACCGCGTCTGTCCAATTTGCCTACGTCTATCGGCTCACGGACGTGAACAAGATGGACGCACTGCTGCGCGAAAGTATCGCCTCACGCCTTGCCGCTGTGCTGGCGCTCCCACTGGCCAAGTCCGGCACGCTGCGGCGCGAGCTGTGGAAGGGCTATGACGACACGCTGGCCGAGGCCCGTACGATCAACGCACAGGAGAACCCGACGCAGGAGTTCATGGCGGACGAATGGGACAACGCGCGCTTCATAGGGGTGGCCGGGCCGTTCCGGCCAATAGAAAGTGCCTGAGAGCACCCACGCGCAAACCAACTTCACCGGCGGCGAACTCTCCGACCGGCTCCGCGCGCGCAGCGACCTCGCGAAATACTCCAACGGGCTGGTCACAGCCGAAAACATCCTCGTACATCCGCTTGGCGGCGTCACCCGGCGCCCAGGATCGCGCTTCATCGTCGAGGTCAAAGACAGCGCGGCGCTCACGCGGCTCATCCCGTTCGTCTTCAGCACCACGCAGTCGTATATCCTCGAATTCGGCGACCTGTATTTCCGGGTCTTCCGCGACGAGGGCGACGCCTCGACCGAGGTGGTCACGCCCTGGACGACCGCCCAGGTGGCCGAGCTGAAGCACACCCAGAGCGCAGACGTGCTCTATGTCTGCAACCCGACCAAGCGGCCCCAGCAGGTCTCGCGCACGAGCGACACCGCCTGGACCGTGGCCGATTACGACTACGAGGATGGGCCGTACCTCGACGTGAACGAGACGACGACCACCCTGACGCTGGGTGGCACCACCGGCAGCGTGTCCGTTACCGCGAGCGCGATCGTGGGCATCAACGGCGGTGACGGCTTCAAGCCTGCCGACGTAGATCGCCTCATCCGCTGGAAGGATAGCAGCAACGACTGGACGTGGCTGCAAATCACCGCCTACACGAGCACGACTGTCGTGACGGCGCTCATTCGCGGAGCAGACGCAGCCGCGACCACGGCGACCGTGCAATGGCGCCTCGGCGCCTGGAGCGACACCACTGGCTGGCCGCACGCCGTCACCTTCCACCGTTCGCGGCTGGTCTTCGGCGGGCATAATTCTCTGGTGGACACGCTCTGGTTCACGCGCACGGGCGACTATACCAATCATTCGCCCAGCGACCCGGACGAGACGGTGGTGGACGACCACGGGATTGTACGCGCGCTAGGCGAGGATCAGGTCAACGCCATCCGCTGGCTGCTCTCCACTGAGCGGGGGCTGATGATTGGCACCAGCGCCAGCGAGCACATCGCCACCTCCTCCAGCACCACCAAGGGCATCACGCCCGACAGCATCACGACCATCCGCCAGGGCCTGCACGGGTCGCCGGCGAACCAGACGCCCGCGCAGACCAGTCGTTCGATCCTCTTTGTGGGACGGGCGCAGAAGCGCGTGCGCGAGATGTTCTTCGACTTCGCGACGGCGGACGCCTTCGTGGCGCGCGACATGAGCATCCTGGCCGAGCATCTGACCTCAGCCGCTAAGACGATCTCCGGCGTGTCCTATCAGGAAGACCCCGATAGCATCCTCTGGGGCACGCGCAGCGATGGCACGCTCTTGGGCTTCACCTTCGAGCGCGACCATGAGGTGTTCGCGTGGCACCGCCACCTCCTGGGCGGGAGCTTCGACACCGGCATCGCCCAAGTGGAGAGCGTGGCGGTCATCCCGGAGCCCACGCTCGACCAGCTCTGGATGATCGTCAAGCGCACGATCAACGGCGCGACCAAGCGCTATATAGAATTTTTTGAGGACACCCTCGTCCACGACACCAACCACGAGGAGATGCTCTTTGTGGACAGTGCCCTGTCGCTCAATGCGCCGGTCACGATCAGCGCGATCACCCAGGCCAATCCGGGCGTCGTGACGGCGAACGCACACGGCTTCTCGGACGACGACGTGGTGCGCCTGCGTGACATCCTCGGGATGACATCCCTCAACGATACCTCCTTCACCGTCGCCAACAAGACCGCCAACACGTTCGAGCTTGTGGCCGCCGGCGAAGCTGTCAGCCTCGACACCAGCGGGCTCGTCGCCTACGCCTCGGGCGGGACCGCCCGTCTAGAGGTCACGAGCGTGACTGGCCTCTCGCACCTCGAGGGCGAAGTCGTAGACATCCAGGCTGACGGCGCTTTCGTGGGGCAGGCCACCGTCTCCTCGGGCGCGGTCACGCTGGACGACCCCGCCAGCATGATCCACGTCGGCCTGCCCTACACTTCTCTGCTCAAGACGCTGCCGATTGAGCCGCCCCAGCTCGACGGCGGGCTCCAGGGGCGTATCAAGCGGGCCGATCGTGCACATGTCATGTTCTGGCACACGCAGCACGCCGAGGTGCAGGCGCCGGGCATGATCGACTTCGATCCCATAATCTTCTCGGAAGGAGGCGATCTGCTCGGCGAGCATGTGCCAGAGTTCACGGGCATCAAGAACGTCGACCTCGACATGGAACATGACCAGGATGTCGAGATCAGCCTGCGTTGCGCCCTGCCGGTGAATTTCAGCGTCCTCGGGATTACCATCCCCTATGCGTGGCACGGGAGAGAATAATGCTGGTCGTGCCCTTCGAGCCGTGGCATCTCAAGGAGGTCGAGCTGCGGACGCGCGACATGATGCTCTCCGGCTACATGAACGACGAGAAGTTCGCGCAGGCGCTGGCGGGCTTCCCCGGCAAGACCGGCTTCCACGACGGCAAGGTGCTCGGCTGTGCGGGCCTCATCCCGGCGTCGCCCGGTCGCGCGGTGGTCTGGCTGGTGCTCAGCGACGACGCGCGCGGGCTGCTTATGGTGCCAGTGCACCGCGCCGTGATCGCGTGGCTGGACACCTACCAGCAAGACCCCATATTCAAGCGTGTGGAGACAACGGTGCGCTGCGACTTCCCGATCGGCCTCCGCTGGGCCAAGATGCTGGGATTTAGCCGCGCGAGCCGTCGACTGCGGAGCTACGACATGTACGGCCACGACCACTACCTTTACGAGCGGGTGCGGTTGGATGGCTGACCCGATCACCATCGCGTTGGTCGCCGGCGTTGTCATCAGCGCTGCCGGCGCCTTGACGCAGGGCTTCCAAGCCGCTAGTGCACAACGCTTCAACGCCGCCTTGGCCATCCGCGAGGGCGAAATCCAGCAGGACATTGCGGGCGCGCGCGCAGAGGACATCCGCCGAGGCGCCCGGCGCCGTGCCGGCGCGATACGGGCAGCAGCCGGCGAGCAGGGCTTCGAGGCCGCCGGTGGCTCCGTGGCGGACATCCTGGCCGATGAGGCGCGCGAGGCCGAATTTGCCGCTAAGCTCGCGGAGTTCGGCGGTGAGTTGGCCGGCTTCCGTGGCGAGGCCGAGGCGCGTGTGCGGGCCTTCCAAGGGCGTGCTGCGATCACCTCTGGCCTCGCGCGTGCTGGCGGCACGATCCTGGGGGGCACTTTCCGCGCCAAGCAGGCCGGTTTCTTTGACTAGGGGCAGCACATGGCGATAACAATTCCAGGTCGACAGACGACCGTCACGCCAGAGCGCAGCGTCAGCCTCGCGCGCCAGCCAGTCGGCTCGCCCGGATTGGCAGCGCTGGAGCAAGCGGGCGGGCGCATCGTGACCGCAGCCATCAATCTCAAGGAGCAAGACAACGCCCGCGTCGCCAGTGAGAAAATCCTGGAGGGCCAGCGCGAGTACGCCAAAATCCAGGAGGGCATCCGCTCCGCCAGCGACCTCGGCGCTGCCGCCAAGAGCACGGAAAAGGACTTCAAGACCGTCTTCGAGCGCCTATCGACTAGCGGCAACTCTACGGTCAACCGGCTCGTGCGTGGGGCGCTCGGCAGCGCTGCCATCAGCAACGAGGCCGCCGCGACCAACTTCGTGCGCAAGAAGTCCAACGCGCAGACCCTCGCGAACATCACGGCCAGCTTCGAGGCGACGATAGAGGCGGCCAAGGCCGGCACCCAGAACCTCACCGAGACAACCGCCGCCCTGGAGGCGCTGCGCGCCCAGCTCAAGAACGCCGAGGAGCTGGGCATTGCCGCGCCGGGCTCCGCCGACAAGCTCTTTCGCGCCGCGCAGCAGTCGGTCAGCGCCGACCGGCTCCAGACGGCCATGCTCGCGCAGAACATCAACAGCGTACGCCACCTTGCGCGCGACAGCAAGGCGTTCAAGGCGTTCTTCCCCGGCCTGGGCGCCAAGGAGCAGCGCTTCCTCCAGCGTACGATCGAGGCCCGCGACGCTCGCGCTCGCGCTGAGGCACGCCAAGAGGCCGCCATCGCGTTCGCCGCCAAGGCAGTGGTGCAGAGCCAGACCATCAAGGCGCTCATCACCAGCCCGTTCACCGCGCAGGTGCCCGTGCCCACGCCAGCCCAGGCTGCGGAGATGGCAGCGCTGGAGAAGATCGCTCTCACGCCGGCGCTGAAGGCACGACTGGAGCGCCTCAAGCAGAACGACGCGACTATCGCCGCCTTTGGCGTAGCTCGAGACTTCTTCATCGGGACGGTCTCGCAGGCCGGCGGGATGGCCAAGGTCATCGAGCGGATCAACAAGCTCGCGATTGAGCCCAAGGGGGCGACCGCCGAGCGACTGCGCGTGATCCGAGGCGAGAAAGAAGCGCTCACGATCATGGCGCAGAGCATCGCGAAGGCGTCCAAGGCCGGCACCACCATCAAGCTCGCCGCCGAGATGGCCGGGCAGCCGCTGGCGCCCCTGGTAGGCCCCGAAGGCGGCGCGGGCGTCTCGCTGCGCGCCGAGCAGGCTTCCGTCCTCCGCGCCAAATTCCCCTCGATCATGGCTGGAGCGCCGCTCGTCACGCCGATCGAGGCCAAGGGCCTGATGAAGTCGCTCATGGACGCAGCACCCACAGCGCGCCTTGCAACCATCGCGCGAATGGCGCGGGACGCAGGCGGCGACCTCGCGGGGCTGCAAGTCTCCCTGCGCGACGCCGAGATTGCGAACCCCAACGAGCCGGGCCAGCAGGCACTGAAGAATGGCGTCGTGCTCGCGACCGGCATGGTGCTTGATAATCCCTCTGCCGCGCGGATCGCGCTTGCCGGCGTCGAGGCGATCCGCGCAGAGACCCCACAGCCCAAGCATATCGAGGTCGTGGCTGCCATCACCAG